CTTCTGGGCGTTGGTATCCCAAGCGCAGAAGGACAAGATCAAGAACTCGGAGCAGAAGCTGGAGGTCCCAGCGCCATGCCAGAACCCGGAGCACCACCCGAAGGCGCTCCACCTGAAGGAGCACCACCCGAAGGCGCTCCACCTGAAGGAGCTCCACCAGAAGGTCTACCCACACCCCCAGAAGGCCCACCGGCTGAAAAGGGCGCAACATCGGAACCCGTTAATATCGCTGAACCAACCGAAGAGGATATCAAGAAATATGACCTCGAAATCCAAGGTTTTGACATGGAATCGGACTACGAAGATATCGATTTTAGTGTGAGGAGCTAATGGACCAGACCCCTGTACAACAATTGATGAATCTAGCATTCAAAAATCGCAGACTGGTCGAACAGTCAACCAAGGCTGGTTGCATTTTTTGCCGCAAAGTTTTTGACAGCAAAGACATCAAGAATTACACCGATAACGATCAAACATGCCTCTGCCCCCATTGCGGAACAGATACGGTACTAGGCGATATGGGTGGTTATGAAATAACCGAAGAAAACTTGACCAAAGCCAATAACTATTGGTTCAAAACCTAGGTGGCATTAGCTGAATAACCATCAGCCGAATTCGGAGCTAAAGCTTCAGGCTCTCCACCTGTCTTGTCACCCAAACCTTTCTCCGTGAAATTTCCATTCATTTTCGGCTTCATATCCTGAAAACTGTCCATCTTATGACGAACTAAAATCGCTTTGATGTCAGGATCGTTTCTGTACTGGTTCAGGAAACTGACCAATATCTCAGGTCTGGTCGCAATAATCCTGTTCAAAGCCTCCATAGCCACATTCAAGGCAGCCTTGGATTGCGGATCATGTCCGTTATGGTCATCCGCAGGCTTCTCCCCGTCATATGAAGCCAACTCCTTTAAGCTAACATACTCCTCAAATGTTTTCATATTTTTCCTCAAAATTCAGTTTTATTGCATACTTATATACTAGACGGATTAAAAATAAGTATTTACGGTGCGAATTTTGAGCATGATGTAATACATACTGTCATTGAGAACTTGGTGTTCCGAAGGGACATGAGCAAGTAAGCAGGCATGAATTTCAGACTTTAACCAGCATAGAGGGAGTCAATTGATTATGAAGAGAACACTAATCAGCTTCGATAAATTCAAGCAAATCGAAGAAAATTCGTTAACAAAAGCCCAGCAAGAGTTGATTGAAGCAGCAGAATCGCTTGCCAAAACCTTGGGACTCGATGGCCTCGAACTCCACACTTATAGTGAATCCGATGTCACCTACCAAGCTGCTGACGGTAACTTCATCCACGCAACCTACACCGTGACCGACAACGAAGTCATTCTCGAAGACATCGAAATGCTCGTCATCGAGGAAGAGACTGAGAAGAACGCAGCCCGTGAAACACTCAGCCAAATGATCGACAATATCCTTGAAAACAAGGAACACGAAGCCAACAACCTGTTCGAGAACTACATGGGTATGCCCTTCGTTCGCCGTGAGTTGATGGTCAACGAGGCATTCAAGGTCACAGTCTCCAAGCCCACAGGCAAGAGATCGCCCCTCAAGGGACGCAAACAAGATCGCTCCCTCGTGGCAAAACGCACCCGTGCCCGCAACAAGACTCTGGCCACCATGAGTGCTGGCGAGCGCAAGAAGCTCGGTCGCCACCGTGACACCGCCAAGAGCAAGCTCGGCGGCAGCGTCAATCCCCGCTGGAGAGTCTATGCCCGCAAGCTGAAGCCCAAGACCATGAAGGAATGGTTCAACATGTGCGAGAATGTTCTCGGCTACATCGACTTCAAGTCCAACGGAACCATCCTCAGCGAAGCAGCCATCAGGACCGACGAGCGTGGCAATGTCGTCGCTCTCGCCCTGCCCACACAAAACAAGAGGAACGAAGGCAAAATCCTCAGCATGAACTACAAGACCCTTGACACAGAGCTCAAGGTTCTCCGTGGCAGCATGAAGAAGATCAGCGAAGACCAAGTCTTCGTCAAGGCTATGGCCGACCTCAAGCGTTACAACAACATTTCCGACAACACCTCCCTCGAAGAGACACTAGAAGCCATCGTTTCCCGCTGGCCCAACCTGCTCTACATCAGCGAGAATGAACTATCTGAACAAATTGCCCTCGCACTTGAGTCGGCAAGCGTCAGCAACTACGACGACAACACTTGCTCCTTCATGGCAGAGGCCATCCTGCGCACAGCGCACAACGCCTACACCGACAAGGTCCGCAAGCTCGCACAACTCGCAGGAGCATCCAGCGATGTGACCGCAGAATGCAGGGATTGCGAAGACTCCTACAAGGAATTCGCAGCAGTTTCCCAGAACCTTTTCGACCAGCTTGACGAGAGCACCCAGAACGAGCTCCGCATCTTCTCCGACCTCTACAAGGCCCTGCACGAAGTGCATCGCATCGCAGCAGAGACCGGAGATGAAGCAACCCGCATCGAAGTCGCTGACTTCATGCGTGAATGCGCCTCCATCCTGAATGGCAACAGCGACACCGACATGGAACTCGCTGAATCCATCGCTGACTACCTCGCTGACCTCCTTGAGGCCGCAGAGGAATCAGAGGGCTGGGACCACGGCGTTGAAGTGACCGCCTCTGGCGACCACTCCATGACCAAGTGGAACGCAAAACAAGCACATGTCGCCTCCAACTCGACCGGCGGCTGGAAAGACGCAGCACCCGTCAGCGATGGCAAGGACTACGACAGAGGTCATGCAGACGATATGGGACACAGCGGCATGTCCAACATGGCAAGCGACGACACTTGGCCCAACATGAGCAACCCTTATGTGCCCAAGGCAATCGTCCCCAAGATGAGGGAAAAGAATGTCGCTGACGACAGCGATGCGCTGGGTGATGATGTCCACAAGGACACTTGGCCCAACCTGTCCAACCCCCTGTCACCCAAGCCCGTTATGCCCAAGCCTGTTGTTTAACAAAATAAAGGAGTAAAAATGGACAATCAGGTACTACTGAATGATTGTTGCGGCGGATTCTGCATGAGCCTGAACGAGTCAGTCACCGACAAGGGACTGACCAAGTTCAGGGGCAAATTCCAAGAGGCAGAAGCCGTCAACAAGAACAAAAGAATCTATCCCTTCCAAGTCCTTGATGAGAATGTCAAGAAGCTGGTCCCCATCATCGAGGCCCGTGGCCTCATCGGTGAACTCGACCACCCCACAGACAGCATCATCCACTTCGAGAAGGCCTCCCACATCATCACCAAGCTGTGGTGGGAGGGAAACAACCTGATGGGCGAAGGCGAAATCCTCAACACCCCTCACGGCAAAATCCTCAAAGCCCTCATCAATGACGGCGTTCGCATCGGCATCAGCAGCCGTGGCGTAGGAAACGGCAGAAGTGACGAAAACGGCATCCTTGTCATCGGTGAAAGCTACAAGCTCATCACCTTCGACGCTGTGGCCGATCCCAGCACCCACGCCGCCTTCCAAGAAAAGGTCGCTTCCTCCAAGAAGGAGAGCTACACGCCCACCGCTTCAACCGAAGCTCCCAAAGCAACAAGGAAAACCGTCTCCAAAGACGCTCTCCTAGCCTGCTTGGGCGGTCTGGTCGAAGACAAAACACGACAACTTTCAAACCGACTGTAAACTCTCAATAATTTTCCTTCGGACTAGCACAGGTCGATGCCTGTGCTAGTTTTTTTTACGCCTAGGCAATTCTATCTCACACAACTTATCCAACAAAAACCTAGACCTAGCACCAACCACCACATACTCCCACTCATCTCCCTCATAACACCTCAAATTCTTCACCTTTTTATTCAGTTCTGGATACCACCTGTCAAACCACCCCTTCACCCAAACCAACAACCTTTTTTCACCATAAATGACAATTCCATTGTTAACCCACTCACCACCATCCAACAAACCAGCTATATACGCCTGACTATTCCGCTCGTCCAAATTCAATCCACCATAACTCTTCAACAAATCCGTCTTCCAAGAACCAGCACCATGAAGAGCCAACATCAATCGACCCGATGAAACCATCTTGATCTCACCCGTATGACAGATCACATCCTGAAACTGCTCAAGATGCCACCTGTCACCCTCCGAAACACGCAAATAAAATGAATCCTTGCAGTCCATCCTGTAGCCGTGGGCATTCAGATAACCAGCCCAATAACTATTCACAACCCGTGGAACAGCAAAAAAATCTTCGTCAAATTTATATTTTTTTACACCAGATAAACCAGACATCACCCTCGAACGATCACCCTTCAAACCCAAAGCCGCTGCCCTAGACTTCACAGCAGAATATGTCTTGCCAGATAATTTTTTCAAAATACTTTCACGACCCTCACGACCATAACACTCACGCAATATATGGTCCTCAGATTCAGTCCATATGCCCTTGCAGGCAGCACATCCCTCACCACGACTCACCCTCTGACGAAGCTTATCTAGGCTTATTTTAGCCTGTTTTCCACACCTGCAACGATACGAGACAGGCACGCCACAACCCTTGTATTTGCCCAATAATTCACAGCCACTCTCGGCAAATTCACGAGCAACTTCTGCCTGCGATAATTTTTTCATTTATACACCAAAAAAAATAGATGCTTCTGCATACTTATATTATGTGTCTTAGCCAAGGAACACGCAAAATTAAGTTGCTTTTTTGAGCGTAATAGTTTTTTGGTTAAAAAATAAACATTGTGCATATATAACAAAAAGCGAGGAAAGGCTAATGCAAAAGATCGTAGAAGCTTTGAAAAAGATGTTGCCTGAGACTGAGGTCAACGAAGTGGCCGATGCAGTCAACGGCATGATCGAGAATGCCAAGCAAGAGCTTGAGTCAGAATACAACCAGAAGCTGGAAGAGGCCTATGCCGAGCTTACCAACGAGCTTGCCGAGGCCGAGAAGATCGCAGAGCAGGGATACGAGGAAGCCTATGCAATCATTGGCGACCTGCGCACCCGTCTCGAAGTCCAAGGCGAAGAGTACAAGTCCGCTTTGGAAGAGGGCTACGAGGAAGCCTATCAAATGCTCAAGAGCGAGCGGGAAAAGAACAACAACCTCGAAGTCGAGATGTACGAGGAGTACGACAAGAAGCTGGCCGAGATGAAGGAATACATTGTCGATAAGGTCGATCAATTCCTGCAACTCAAGGGCGCTGAAATCTACGAGCAAGCCCGCCAAGACCTGTTGAAGGACCCCCGCATCGCAGAGCACAAGGTTGCTCTCGACCGCATCATCGACATCACATCGAACTACCTGTCTGACGACGACTTCGCAGGTGTCAACAGCGCCAAGCTGCAAGAGACCAGCAAGCAAGTCGATGAGCTCAAGGGCCAACTGCGTATTCTCGAAGCACGCAATATTCGCATCAGCACCGAGAACACCAAGCTCAATGAGGCTGTCCGTCAAGCTCAGGAACTCATTACCGAAAGCCGCAGGGTTGTCGCTAAAGAGAAAAGGTCTGCTGTTATCAGCGAACAGAATGAAAGAAGCACGAAAGCGAAGAATGTAACGGGGAGAGGAACCACCGCTAATGACAATGTAGTCATCAGCGAGTACGCAGCTAACGCTGCAAATGCCGATGTTGACCAAATGTTGGTCCTGTCGGGTCTGAAGAAACCACAGTAATTCCCTTTAAGTCCATAGAATAGGAAAATAAGATTATGAATGCAAATTCAAGATTTCTGAACGAAGCTAGGGAGTTAGAAACTCGCTGGAAGAAGACCGGCCTCCTCGAAGGCATCGAAGACCGTTATGTTCGTTCCGCTACAGCAGTTCTGCTCGAAAACCAAAGGCTGATGAATGAAGTCAGCACCGACACGGGTGATGTCGCTCAGTTCAAGCGCATCAGCATCCCCCTTGTTCGTCGTATTTACCCCCAGTTGATCGCCAACAAGATCGTTAGCGTTCAACCCCTGCTCGGACCTACCGGCTTGGTGTACTATCTCCGCTTCCGCTACTCCAGCAACAAGGGTGCAACCCGTGGCGCTGACAACATCGGTGGATTCCCCGGCGACGATGCCAACTCCCTGATGCAGAGGGCTGACGGTACTGCAAATCTGGATATTTTCTACTCCAGCCAGTTCATCCAAAACGAGAGCACCAACACCAACCCCGGTCTCGGCGTTGTGGCAACCTACGCTCCCTTGGAGCACACCCCCGTCCTCGCAGGTACGATGACCGGCACCGTGTACATCGGTTCCACCGCTACCCAGACCTTCAGCGTTTCCGCTGCTGGCGCTTTCACCTTCAGCACCATCGGCGCTCCCGCCCAACTGGTTCTGAGCGGTACACTCGACACCACGACCGGCGTTCTCGTCCTGAATTGGGACGGCGCTCCCGGTGCAAACCATGTCGTTGTCTCCTACGAGTACAACATGGAGTGCAATCAAGACCTCCCCGAAATCAACCTCGTCGTTGAGTCGGAAGAGATCGCTGCTAAGACCCGCAAGCTGAAAGCTGTGTGGAGCTACGAGGCCCAACAAGACCTCCGCAGCCAGCACAATCTGGACGCTGAGGCCGAGTTGACCGCAGTTCTCGCCCAAGAAATCAACCTCGAAATCGACCGTGAAGTTCTGACCGACCTGCGTAACAACGCCGGTACTGTCAGCGCATGGGACTTCAACACCGCCCTTGGTGAGACCATCAAGGAGAAGTACGAGTCTCTGTATGTCAAGGTCGTCGAGATCAGCAATGTCATCCACAGGAAGACCCTGCGTGGTGGCGCTAACTGGATCGTGACCAGCCCCGAAGTCGCTTCGATCTTCGAGACTGCAACCGCCGGTTTCGCTCCCGCTCCTTCCGAGACTTTCACCAGCAGCTTGGGCATCCAATATGTCGGTACTGTCAACAATCGTTGGAGACTGTACAAGGACCCCCTGTTCCCCAGCAACCAACTGCTCATGGGATACAAGGGCGACAGCTACATGGACAGCGGATATTTCTACTGCCCCTATGTGCCTCTGACCCAGACTCCCGTTGTGCTTGATCCAGAGTCCTTTTGCCCTCGCAAAGGTATCTTAACAAGATATGG